GTTAGCGCGCGGTTGCCGAGAGACTCAAACGCCTCGTTGCTTAAACCAGCACCTTTTTGTAACATTGTAAACGAAAGTGAAGCTTCAGCAAGTTGGCCTTTAAGGGGACCGGATGCTAACGTGCCAAACCCAGCAATCGCTTCGCTCATTGCCTTAATCTTTGCAATGCGTCCTGCTTCAAAAGCACCGAAAAACCTGCCAGTACTAACACCGGCCTTAGCAGCTGATTCATCGAAGGCACCCATAGCGTCGCGAGCCTCCTTCCCAACGCCGACTGATAGATCACCAAACTGTTCTCGCATATCCTCCACAGCCTCAGCCACAGCCCTACCACGACTAGCTGCTTCGCCTGCTGCTTTGGCCATAAAACCCATGGCCTTTGAGTACAACCCGGCGGCTGCGCTGACCGCATTACCAATTGACTTTAACCCATCGAAGATAGATAAGCCTACTGATTTTACAGCCAGACCTGCAATCGACATCGCGCTAAATGCTTTGGCCGAGAGGGTTGCCTGCTTGCCAACACCCTCAAGGTTCTTTTCAATATCCTGAACAGTTGCAGGCATACGCTCTGCTTCATCAGCGGCGGCGGACATCCCGTCCCTAATCTCGCTTAAACGGTCCTCCATACCTTCAAGCTCTTCGCATGCCATTGCACGGCACAATTCGCGGGCCAGGCGAACCTGGCCTTCAATTTGGGATGATTGACGTTGAAGCAACGCGGCCCTTTGTGAAAGCACTGCGTTAATCTGGCTTTGTACGTCTAATTGACCTGCTAACTCTTTATCAGTTGCCACTAGCGTTTATCTCCAACCTATAAGTATCTTACTCCATAAGTACTTAAAAGGGCCAGCGCTTGTTTGTTTTAATGGAATAAACCGCGGCTGCCGTTTGGCGGTCTCTAATTTTGTCTGAAAGGTTTGAATGGGGTACTTTTTGATCCAACGAATTCTTTAGATGTTTTGTTGCCATGGCTGCGTCACGTATATGTGGGTCTAGGCCTTGAGGCATGCCTGTAGCACCTAAGAAAAACATAGCCAAATTACTCCTTAGCTTTTTATCCATTGTCTACGTGAACCTTCGGAGCTTTGCCGGAACATGATGTCTCTGTTTGTCCATCATGGCACGGGCTTCAGGTGTATTATCGTGGGCTGCATTAGATGTTGGGGCATTCTTTTCGTTAGATTGCTTAATCTCTTTATTGATTCGCTGAATAAACCATACCCTTTGCCATATAGGCAAGCTGTATCCTTCATTGTATGAAAAACCCATGTAATACATAAGCAAAAATATCTGCTCTAAATAGATTTCCTTATCATTCGGTGTCAGGCCAAAAAAAGCCGGCACCCATCGGTAGACGCACCTCCGATTGTTCAAAACAAGCAGGGCAGTCCATCCAAGATTTCATCTCAATACCAGGCTCATTCTTATCAATATACTTTCGGAGAGCCAAGCTATCACGGGCTGGCATGTTTCTAATGAACGAGTTGATCTTCGATTTGTCCGTTATACCTTCAATCGAGACAATTGCATACTTTAAGCGCATTGTGACTAGGTTATCACCCTGAAAGCCACTTTTCTTTTTCCTTTCAGAGATTGTCATGATCTCTTGTTCATCTAGTCCAGTCAAAAACTTAAATTGTACAGTCTTTTTTGTCATAGGAAGTTCAAACCTAAAAAGATTCTGTCCAACATCAACTGGCTCGATTTCAAGCTGCTTTATTGGTAATTCTGCCAGGTCAAAAGCTTGTTTACTCTTTACCTCGCATGAAGGACATGTAACATCAACATCGTATGATTGACCATAACCGGTTACACGGAGGGCAATCATCAATGCATTACGATCACCTGAAATCATTTTATGAACCTCAACATCTTTGTTGGTCATACATGATTTAATCAAATGAGTGATTACTGTGCCTTTTTTAATGAGTGCACGAGAAGTAAGAATGTCTTCCTCCCTTGCAGTCATTGCCCTAACCTCAACGGTATCTTGCCCATGAAGTGGACTACCTACTGGGTAAACGGCGCCACCAGATGGCAGCGGCACAAGTTCAACAGGAACCTCATAATTAAAATCATCTTTCATTACATTAGATGTCGGGATACCCGATTGCTGGCCACTAAAAACTTTATTGTGTGAAGATCTATCACTTGACATTTATTACACCTCTTTTTAAGGTAATGATATTATATGCAGATGTAAATATCACACATGAAAAAAAGCCCACCGAAGTGGGCTTTATAAGCTTACATTGGTAACACGCCTTAGGGTATGTTATAATCCGTATAAGATATTTTGACTAGAACTGTAAGACACAGTTATCAAATCTTAAAGTAAGACTAATCTCCGAAGGCTCACCGGTGTCATATGAAAGATCACCAAAGCCTGCTGAAGTAATAAACGCACCCTTGATATCCCAAAGTTCGACGACTGTTCCAACAGGATCAAGCATCTTAAGCTGACAATCACGTTTATAAAAGTCTGCATAACCTGCTCGACCTGAAACTGATTCGAAATGTGTCCGAACCCATTCCATTACCTGTTGCGCTCCCGAAGGTGCAATTGGGTCATGAAGTGTAACCGACATCGTCTCGAAGGTTGTTTTACCTGCAATATAACGGGTTGCGTTGATAAAAGGAATTGTAATTTCCTCGGTGGTCATTGTGGGCCGAGCCGCTGTCTTCATCAAGAACGAATCGATACCCTCAATTGCGAATACCCACCGAAATTGACGTTTCGGCTCGAACTTGTTCGGAAGCATGTCGGTGACTGAAAGTGTTTCTGCCATTCTTAATTTCTCCTAGTGATAAGTATCATCTTGCTTGACTAAATCTCTGCGCCAGTGTTGGAAACAACGAAGTCAAGTGAGATAAACTCAAGCGACCTAATAGGCTGCAAGAAGATCTTACCTCTAACGGTGTTATTTTCAATATCGGCGAGTGTTGTTGTTGATGTATCAATCTGTACCTTAAAGCGGGCCAGACCTTGTTGCTGTTGAATCCTAACAAGAATCGGATTTACAGCACCTGAAAAGCGGGCCAGCGTGGTTTCGCGGTTAGGTTCAAAAATGAACCCGTTTGCAACGCCTCTGACTGACCGCCTGATTTCGATAAGAAGACGCCTGACATTCACACGATCTAGCGCGCTTTCAGCAGCCTGGAGTGTCTTCTGACCAAAAATTGTTGGACCACCCTGACCCGGGAATGCCGTAATCGGATTAATCCTTGCATCATAAAGCTCATCAAGATTATTACGATTTGTCTTTAGTTGAACCTCAATCGCGTTGAGTGCACCACGACTGAATCCTGCGGGTGCGAACCATGGATGGGCTACCCTATCATTAAGACCGAAGGCACCGAGAACTGCAACCGACGGTGGAACTTGCACATTGGTGTTCGTAGTCGGATCGGTAACAACGATGTCAGGAAAATATGCGGCGGCAAAGCTTGAATCCAAACCGCGTGCCTTAAAATTGCTGACGGTGTACGTTACGTTAGGTGATCCGGATGATGAACCAGTAATTTCTAAATTTTGCGAATCAAATTGTTTAACGTCCATAATATAGAGTGCATCAAAACGATCATCTACCGCGTCAATTGCCCAGTCGGTTACCTGTGTTTGACGTAGTCCTGGAATCGCAAGAAGTTGGATATCAACATCTGATTTTTCTTTGAGGATGTCGACAGCTTTGCGGTATGCACGCACAGTGGGCCCTTCGGTACCACCCTGTCCGGCAGCGTCGCCAACCTCCATCTTTACAGCAGGATCAAGCAACTTCGTTTTATCTTCGTTAAAGATGTTAACGCCGTCAAACCCGCCTTGAGCAAAGAATGAGAATTTAAAGTATTGTTTTGATGCAAGGTCGCCAAAATCTTTTGACACGTCGAGGAAACGACCAGACTGTGTGGTCCCGTCCGCCTTTGCTACAGATGAAGCCAATGTACCATTTCTTTGATAAGTAGCTGCTTGCCATTCCTTATCATCTACAACGTCGCTAGACGATTCAGTTGCAACTTGTACATTTTCAAGTGTGAATTTGTTATTATTAAAAACATCGCTATCTAAAACTATGCCTGTGCCTACTTCTGCGGTACCGGCATTATCACCAACCCATGGGTTTCTATAACTTGTATGGAATATAGGCATGTAATTAGTATATGATTCAACAGGTGACTTTTGCAAAATCGGTGCGTTGTTCTTGTTTGGTTCAGCTAATTTGTCAACTGGCTCAAACTGAACCCCCCAGTATAGTTGCGAATCTTTACGCTTTGTGATACCAGTGCCAACAGCGACCGTTTCTCTAAAGGGAATAGGCGATTCGATTACCTTACCTTTCCATGCCTCAAGCGGAACCACTGTTGTTGCAGCAACCGTCGATGAAGTACACATTAATAAGGGATTACCGTTAGTGTCAGTACCTGACGTCAAAAGATGATACGGTCCTCGAAAGCCTACTGGCAATGCAGCTTGATCAATCGTTCCGGCATCAACAATGGGGGCCATCTCAACCCTAATATAACTTGATGCATTTGTGAACATGCCGTCAACAACTAGTTTTTGACTTCCTGCGCGCTGATCAAAATCATAATAGGTATTCATATCACCGATAACTCGTGCGATATACCGGTCCGAACCTGGATCAATTGATAATCCACGGAATGCCTCGAGAACCTGTATGTTCCTATCATCATCCTCGAACGCCCTAACAACAAGATCAAATTTGCCAAACTTGATATCAGGATTATTAGATTTTTGGATATTTTCGATCGAAAACTTTATTTTAGAACTTGAATAAGCACCATCGTCTAAGCAGTGAAGTTTAAAGAGATTGTTTGGTGTTCCGCCAAATTTCTGTGAAATGATCCATGATGTAAACGGGGTACGGAATCGGTCTTCGAAACATTCGTAATTTGGGAAAGTAGATGACCCAGCATCTTGAGCCATGGTACCTGTAGTTATGAATGCCGCCTGCTGGCCACCAGACGGGGTTGCAGTTCGAAGTTGTACACCGGCACCGGTCACAACCGCCTGTGCATTGTAAATATCATAATGCCGGTATAGATAATGTCCTTCAGACTCAACCTTAAGAGGATCAGTATTAAAGACGTTCGTAAAATAGTTTGTTGCCTGTGGATCAAACGATGCAGTTAGGACATTTTTGCCTTCGGCATCAGTCTGTCTCAAGCCATTTAAAAGCATAACAAATTCTGAGGTATTTAAATTAACAGTACCAATATTCGCACCTTCAGACGTTTTTGACGCAAGTCCAGTTGCCTTGGTCTCAGCAGTTGCTGTTGAACTTGCCGGGGTATTCGTACCATCAGTACCACCATTACCAACAGATGATGATAACGAAAGCATCACACCGTTAGGAGCAAATAACACACCTCGGATAACTGGCATTGAGCCGGTTGAGTCTGCATGTGTCATTCCAGCCTTGCTGAATACTGTACTTCCAGCAGATTCAGACATAAAAGCGCCTAAGAAATATGATCTACCAGCAAGGTCGCCATATACATGTGCATTTGTCGCAACGATGCCATTCGCTTGAGGTAACTTATCACCAACCACAAATCCTGACCATGTGACCTTGCCAGCATTTTCGCCGGTGCTGGTACGGCGTTTTGTATCACCTGCGCCCAAAACCTTAAGATAGGTTCCAGCGGACCGATTTGTCAACCACTGTTGAATTGCCAGCGGTCCAAATTTTTCCCCGTCAGTATTGCCAAAACGATTTGCAAAATCGCGGTATGAAGCAAAGGTAACCG